GTGCTGGTGGTCTTATCGCTGCTGGTATTGCTGCAAGTATTGTCTTTGCTCCATTATCAACTTTACCTATTTTAACAAGTTTAGCTTTAGTAAGAGCTTTATTTACTAATAGAACTTTTGTAAGTTTAATGGCAAAAACAGATCAAGGATCTATTGCACAAGCAATAAGATTATTTAACACAGCAGCAAGACAGGCGGGACTAAGATTTGTAGATGGAGAACTGGTGCCATTTGCTGAAGGTGCAAATACTTTAATAGAAAAAGGTTTGGGAACTGGTGCAACAGCTATCGGTATTACTGGTGATGATGTTTCTGGTGCTACTGATCAAGGTCTTAACATGTTCCAACAACTTAGAAATCAGGTTACTGCTCCTATTAAAAGCCCTATAGCTTTACCAGATGTTCAACCAACTGGGTTACCTGATGATCCTATGTCACAAAATCGTTTAGACTTTGCAGAGCAAGTAGCTGGTAGGCCAATACTTTAATTATCTTCAAAGAAGGTAGGATCTACAGCGACAAATCTTTTAGCTGGTCTGCCTTTACCACCGACTTTAATCTCAACTTCTTGTATCTCGCCTGCGTTCTTAAGTCTTTCAATAATCTCTTTCACTTCATAAGACTTCATACTTCTAAATAGTTCGTGTCTGTCTACCTCTCGTTTAGATATACCTTCTCCATTCCTGGATCTAATAAACGATAGTACCTGTTTAATCTTAGACTCGGTTGCACTACTTGCTACCTTGTCTCTACAAGCTTCTATAAACAATAAGTCGTAATATCTAATAAAATCTACAGCCCAACGTGTTACATCTCCTGTAATGGTCATAGCATCAGCATTAGTTGCCAGAGTACATAACAATGCCATACGCATAGCTTTCTCTTTAGAACGGCTTAGAAGAGGCTCTAGGTTGTCTTTTTCTAATATATCCTGTCTTTTAACTATCTCTCTTGCAAAGTCTTGTAATATCTCCTCTGATTCCTTGTCAAACTTAAGAACAATCTGGTCAAGATCCATCTCTGCATTATCACGAGATAAGTCACTCATAGATCCTCTTTGTCTTCTTACATAATTAACCCAGTTAATAATAGAGGTAGGTGGCGTGTTGAATCTTTTGAGTTGTCCTACTCTTCTAGGCTCTTTAGATTCAACGACTACGAAACGGTTTAGGAACCCGTCTGCAATCCTGCCACCATTTAACGCACTGTAAAAATTCTTAGGTACAGATAGACCAACCAATGTTATAGCTGGTTTGTGTGTTACACGATTCATCATTTGCTCTTTGTATTGTTCTTGTACATTCATGAGAGAGTAGTTATCTGGTCGCAAAGTACCATGACAACGACCCCATGCTTCCATAAGTGTTTGTATACCATCTTCTTTATTGGTATTGCCTGAATTACTTATGGCTTCTAATCTTTTACCGAACTCATCCATTATGGTTATCTGTGTTGGTCGCATTTTTAATACCGAGTGAACAGCACCACTTGATGTATAACCATCACCTACAACAAGCTTTTCATGATCTGATGCGTTTAATACTGACTCTACAAATGTTTTTATGTTCTCTTTACCCTGACCTGACTTAGCAATACCCATGAAATACATAGATGAAAAGTTATTCATGTTGGTTCTATAGATACGACCACAGGTGACACTGGTTAATGCTAATGCACCAACAAGTGATAATTCTGGTTGTGGTACTTGGGCAATCTCTTCACAGAACTTAAACATGTCTTTAAGAAGACCTGGTGGATTAAATAAATCTTTTGGTTTTTGTATGGTTTCTGTGGCTTGTATAAATAATGGTGCTATCTTGTTTTTTCTATCGTGTGTACTTTTGACGCTCTCTACTACGCCATCTATCTCTGTTTGTGGTAAGGGTGGATTGTTATTTTTGTTCCAGTTTTGTAGAAAGATCTTTACAAATTCTGTATTAACATTTTTAGATATTAGGTAGCCTGCAATTCTTGCAGCTCCATCATTCCTGGATCCTTCTAATACACCATCTAATGAGAAGGGTGCAGTTTGAACTCCTGTATCTGTCTTTGGTACGCCAGTTATCTTTTGAAACTCAACCTCTGTAAAGTCTGGTAAATCATTGTGGTCATAGATCTTCCAGTCCGGGAAGGTGACAGGTTTATATACTTGTCCGTTTGCATGTCTATTCCAAGGTGCAATTATTAATCCACCAACTCCTCTAATATCTATGAGTCTTTCGATGGGTGTATCGTTAGTTCTTCTTGTAGCAAAGGTAGTGTAGTTCTCTGGGTTATTGTAATAGTAATGCATACCCTTACCAGTAATAACTTTGAATGGACAAGCAGGCATGTTCTTTTCTACCCAGTCCATAGCCTCTGGAGAGTCAGCATCAACGACCACAAACTTACCACAGACAAGTGCAACCTGTAAGTTGTCTCTACCCTTAAACCATGATTCTACAAGGCTTCTTTCAGGTCTTGACTGTTTATATTGCTCCCAACTACCTAAAAAAGATGGTGGTTTTTTGTTAGATCTTTGTAAAGGAACTACATTATAGCCATCATCATAGTAGGCAAGTGCTTGCTCCAAGGATGTATCATCCTCGGTTATATTAAGCTGAAACACACTAAGCTTCTGTTTTTAGAATATCAGAAATAGGCCCATAAATAGACTCATAATCTAATCTTCCATCAGTAGCTTTGATGATTTGTTTAGCTTGGTTTATAGTTGGTTGTCTGTACCCGTATCTCCAAGACTTACACGAAGCTTCAGAACAAGTAAACTTTATTGCAGCTTCTTTTTGTCCTAAGAACTCTATGTAGTCCCTTAGTGAGTATTTTTTTACCTTTCTATCCGTATAGTTAGGTTTAATTCCCATAGTTTCAAACTCCTTGAGTTTTCTTGTTGCTATTGTTTTTGTCCTAAAAAAATAATTCGCTTGCCATACTAGGTCTTCTTTGTTGGTATCTTCCATCACTTCTCCTTTTCAACATATTGTATAAAATAACATTTTACATATTGTATCGATGTGTTATATAATATGCAAGTTAAATTTAAAACTACAAGAGGAGTAGATATGGAAATACAAAATAGAATAGTATCTCCGCAAAAGTTAGTTCAGAACCAAGGTGCTAAAATCTTGGTGTATGGAATGGCTGGAGCGGGTAAAACAACTTTAGCTGTTACGGCACCAGGTAAGGTACTTGTTATAAGTGCCGAAGCTGGTTTGTTATCTATTAAAGATGCAAGCAACGTAGAAGCTATTGAAGTAAAGGAAGCGTCTGAAGTAATGGAACTTCACGATGCTTTAAAGTCTGGTAAATTACAATACGACACCGTGTGCTTAGATTCAGTATCTGAAATAAGCGAGATCTTATTGACATGGGAGAAATCTCGTAGCAAAGATCCACGTATGGCCTACGGTAATGTCCAGGAATCTGTAACAAACTTAATGCGTGCATTTAGAGATCTAAATATGCATGTGTTGTTTCTTTGTAAAGAAGACACAGTAAATGACGATGGCATACTTAGACACGCACCAAAGATGGTTGGGACTAAGTTAGGCGAATCTATTACTTACTTCTTTGATGAAGTTCTTGCTCTACGTATTATCGAAGATCAAGACGAGGACGGTAAGAACGTCCAAACTAGATGGCTACAAACTACTTTCGGTCAAGGCTACAAAGCCAAGGATAGAAGTGGCAAACTCGATAACTTCGAGAAGCCAAACATAACTGCTCTAATTAAGAAGTTAGGGTTTACATTAACAAACGACAATAAAGGAGAAGCAAATGTCTGATTTTAGTGATGTAGAATTTTTTGATAATATAGAGGAGATGTCTAGTGTAAGCACACCTCTAGCACCAGACGGAGAACACAATGCGAAAGTTATAGCAACTGATAAGTATAAGTCTAAAGCTGGTAACTGGACTTTACTGGTAACCTTTCAATTAGATGGCGGTAAGTATCGTGATCATAAAGAATGGTATAACCTGTGGTCTACTGACGAAAACAACAAAAGAATAAGCACGGAGATATTTACCAGGCTTACTAAAGCTGTTGGATTTAAAAAGTATCCAGAAGATCATGGCGAATTTGTTGGTAAGAAACTTACACTTAAGACTGAACAAATTAGTGATTCGTTTGAAGGTGATAACGGTGTTGTTAATACTATGAAGACTAAGATCCGTTTGTATTTGCCTGAAGCTGATTCTGATATGAGTCCACCTAGTGGTATGGAACCACCTTTTTAAGGTTAGTTTTATGAATAAGGGGCTTTGTGCCCCTTTTTTTTAGTTTTTAAATGTTGAATACGCTGATAATAAAAACAAAGCAATTATGACGTATAGTGTTATGTCATTCATTTTCTTTTCCTCATTAACTTATCCTCGTATCTTTGCAACGACCACTCAAAAAATCTATTCCAAAGATTGCTAAAGATTTTTTTCATTTACCATTACTCTCCCTTATAGCATGGTTAGTTTTCCATACTCTTACACCGTCTTCTTCTTGCCTGGACACAGTAGAAAAATTACGTGCTTTATTAAACTTACATCTTCTTATTGAAGTGGCTAAAGCATTAGCTTCAGCTCTATTCTTACAAAGATAAGAATCGTTGAGATTCATCATCTCAGCTATCTTTTTAAGTTTACTTCTTGCAGTGCTTACTGGAAGACTTATATCTGTATCAATCATAGATCTTCTAGCTCCCTAATCAATCTATTAAGATACCATACAGACTTTTTAAGATCCTCTATGTTTCTACCCTTGTGATCCTCACGCCAAATGTATTTGATTGCAGCAGCTTTTAGATAGCCTTTGAATTCTTCTTTGGTTAAAGCTGACTTAATAGCATCAATACATTCTACAGATCCTGTTTTGTAATGTGGTGGGTGATTTACATTATCTGTCATTTTGTTTCTCCTGTAGTTCAGCTTTTGCACAAAATAACTTATCCTTAGTGTCTTTTGCCATTTTTTCAAGCCAAGCTAACTGTTC